CCATATTACCGATAGCCTCATCGCCAGCAGCAATAATTGAAACGGCTCTCGCAAGGTCTGCCGTTGCATCAATTTTTAGTTTATCAACTGCTTCTAAAGCTTCTCTAGCAACTTTTTCCAGCATACGTTTAACTTGCATAGGGTTATAGCCAGCAGCTACCAGTTTCATAGCTTCTTTATAAAAGTGGTAAGCGAGTATGACTACGCCGGTCGTGCCATCACCAACTAGACGGTTGTTCTTTTCCGAACTCTGTACTAGGATACGTCCAGCCATATTAGCATCAGGGTCTTCTAGGTAGAGCTTCCTCAAGTTTGTGACCCCGTCGTGACTTACAGCTGGGAAGCCGTAGTTTAGTTCAATACCGACGTTACCGCTCGCAGGGCCATAAGCAGCTTTAGCTAATTGATAGGCAGCTTCTACACCAGCGTCTTTATGTCTCTGAAAATCATCGCCGTAAGTTATATTTCTGGTTAGCTTTGAGATAGTCTTATCCTCATACTTTCACGGTTAATTTTACGTTGCATCATTCTGTTGTGGTTTGTCTCAGCCATAATTTCACGTTGCAATCTATAATCATTACTGACGTGCTTGTTTGTCGGCGTGGTGTAAGTGCGGTCGATGATGCGCCTGCGCTTCTGCGCCCTATTCATCTCGGAAGCCTTTCACATCTTCGAGGGCTACGAAAGCATAAGTCTTGTCACCTTCCTCGATTTTAGCTATAGATTTAAACTCTTCAAAGAATATCTCTTTGTCTACAATATCACCGTTACCTCTAGCATCGTCATTTATTGAAATAACTATACCCCTATCATAAGCTTTGAACTGCTTATCGGGAGTTTCTATTGTTCCTTGTTCTTTTAGTTCGACAAGCGCCGTACCAGCACTGTCTTTATTGAAGTTGAGCGGCTTAAGCATCTAATTCACTTCCTTTAAGATTTATGTTTGGATTCTAGCAGAAAGCATTTATAATAGCAATTAGGCATCTATTAACTAGCCGCTTTCAGGAGCGGCTTTATTTTTGGGAGTTGTATGTCAACAGTCAAAAGCCTTATATACCATGGTGTGAAACCGCCAACTAAAGAAGATGCTGTATTGGCTAAAAAACATCTTGACCAGACTATGAGCCTTGAAAAGACCAAAGTTAAAGAGCATCAGGCTCAAAAGTATAAAGCCAGAAAAGCAGGACATAAGAAGTCGGTTAAATATAATGAATCTCATATCAAGAGCCACCAGAAAGATATTAAAGAGCGTACTCAGTCCAAAAAGACAATCAACCAAATATGGGATAAACTAGAAAGCATGAGGAGTAAACAATGAAAATCAAAGACCTAATGTTAACGCCAGCAAGTAAAGGTCATAAGCCTAAGGGCGCTCATGGCAGGGCCACCGTCAGAGCTTTAGGCCGCACTAAGACGACTGGTAATTTTAAGAAGATAGAGAGCAAGTATGGAAAAGGTGCTGCAATAAATGCTTACCAGAACAAGCTTAAGGCTCACAAAGGCAAATCATGAAAGTCCGTGATTTAGCTTCACAGAAAACCATGTCTGGCGACCAAGCCCACAGCCTTGTAAAAGACTTACTTTCTAAAAGCCTTAATAAGAGCGGTAAGGTCAAGGCATTAAAACTCAAGGTTAAATTTGGCGGGAGTGAAAAGTCCAAGAAACGTAGAACAAACGGCCCGACAGGAGCATATTAAATGGGATTCCTGCATTATATGTTTCTACCTATTCATCAGGCTTGGTACGTGGGAGCATTTTGGTCTAATCAAGTCCAGTGGGCATTAGTTACTTTGCCTTCGTTACTTTTCCTATTATGGCGTATAGAAAAACACCATCGGGAACATATGAAGGAATTACGTAACATAAGTAAGGAGTAAATCACGGGATTAAAGAACCATGACTAAACAAATAACCAATGTAGATATCTTTGATCGGTTGGAACGATTGAGATTAGAATTATCTAAACAGATTGATGTTACCAGTCGTGATCACAAAGTTGAGCTTGCTGATTTACGAAGACAGTTTGAGGTCCTCGAAGCGGGGCGTCTAACCAGACTAGAGGGCCGTATGAATGATTTTGTCGTTGCGCAAGCTAATAAGGATGCTAAATATGGGGAAGCCCAAGCCACTCTATCAACAAAGTTTTTAATAGCAGGAGCAATCGCTCTAGCCATACTCTATGCTTTGGCTGACGCTTTCGCCAGAAAGGTTGTGAAATGAATATAGGCCAAGATACCGTAGAGAGGTTATTATATGTGTTACTTTTGATCGTTTTTCTAGCCATAGGTGTAGTTTACCTAAAAATCGCCCATGATGACGCTAAGAAGTTCTATATCTTAAAATCTAACCAAGCCCAAATTATCTGTATAGTTAAAGGTATTTACGACCCTGCTAACTACAAGGTAGTAGATGGCAAACAAATCCCTAACACGGCCTTTATAGACTCTTGTGTTAAAAAGAACTAGGAGTAAACTGAAATTATGCTACAGCAAATATTAATTATCCTAGCAATCATAGCTCTTGTGCTTTATATATTAGGTAGGCGATGACTTTAGACGCTGAGTTCGCACAATATCAAGGCCAACCTGTTCTAGTCCCAGGTGCTGACCCTTCAGATAGGGGACAATGCGCACAGTGGGCGGATTACGTCCTCCATGATGTTTATACACAGCCTTACGTCTGGTTAAACGCTATCGACTGGTGGCGACAGTTTGGTTCGACCCCTCAATTAGTGAATAATTTTGTCCAACTAACTGATGGAACGATTAAAAAGGGTGATTTCGTTATCTTCAACTCTCTGGTTGGTTCGGTTTATGGGCACATTGATGTAGCTATGCAAGATGGAAGCTATAATCAGTTCTTAGGCAGTGACACAAACTGGGCTGGTAATTTAACAGTTCATCAGGTCAATCATGTCGGTTCGCAATATATACAAGGAGTGCTAAGATTAAAAGGAGGTACACAAATGTTTAACGATGGCGACGCAGGCAATTTTAATACATATTTCTTTGGCAAAGACCAGGGATTGTTCCGTGACCAAGTGGGTAAGGACTGGAAAACAGCCGCCTACGGAGTTATGGAATACATGCAGACTAACCAAAATCTACTGTTTAATGATGGCGATAGAGGCAATATAAACTCAGCTCTTTATGGAAAAGACGAGGGGCGATTTACTAAGAGTGTAGGTGAGGGTTGGAAACAAGGTGTCTACGATATTCTCCAAGACCAGGGGTTCCAGACAGACGCTCTAATAAACCAAGGTGATGTAGGCAATCTCCAATCTATCCTAAAAACTACAGTCCCTAATACAGTAGTCGGTAAGACTTGGAAAGACTTTGTTTACTCCGACTTGGCAGGATTGCTAACTACCGTAGGCGTAGATAAAGATTCAGTAATTCAATATATACAAGGACATTTAACATGAATAAGATTAAAGCATTTCTAATTAAACTACACCAGTGGGCGCTTTCACACCCTATCCTTGTAAGGCTTCTACACACGTTCTGGATGGCCGCAGTGTCTTATGTGGCTCTACACCCTATCCATACCTCAAATGACGTTAAAGTCGTTCTAATAGGCGCAGGAGCGGCCGGATTAAGCGGAGTAAAGAATTACTCTTGGCCTTTAATCGTTTCGTGGGCTACCCAGTCTCAGACACATATCACACCCCCGACAGACTTCACGCCTCCTCGGAGTTGACAAAATAAACCTTTTACGCTTAACTCTACCTAAAGCCTCTGGCTTAGCACCTTACCCGTTTCATGCGTCTATAGTTGTACCCTCCGCTATAGTACGACCACCACACAGACTCCCCGTTCACTATGCGGGGAGTTCTTGCTTTATAATAAGTAATTTGGTTTAATGGTAGGTAAGCATTGTCTGTAGTGAAAAATAGACAAGCCCACGACTACGCAAAGTACACGCTGAAGCCGTCAGTTAAATTAAACGTAAAAGAAAACTCCCGACGTAAATCGGGAGGTGTCTGCAGTGATACTTAAATCTTATCGTAGGCACGGAGGTAAGTCAAGTGTGAAATCCACATCTAGCGTAGAAGAAATAATAAATAACACTAAACATAACGTTAACGTTAATAAAACTAATACAAATAACGTTATTAACGTTAGGGCTACTGCGCTAAAGCTTGTAGACCGCTTACACGACTCTGATAGCTTTAAGTTCTTCTGCATGGTTGCGTGGAACTTACCAGAATCAGTTATCTGGAACAGTCTTGAGCTAGCACAAGCTAAAGGCCGAGAGCCTAAGAAGTATTTTAGCTTTTTATGTAAGATGGAACTTGATAAGAAAGATAGCTTAAAGGAAGTGAGAAAGTTGAAATGAAGATATTTTTTGATACGGAGTTTACTGGTCTAATTAAAGATACTGACCTTATTAGTATCGGTATGGTTGCAGAAGACGGGCGGGAGTTTTATGCCGAAACTAACTACTATGTGGTAGGCAAGCTAAATGATTGGCTTAGAAAGAACGTCATAGCCAACCTTGATGGCAAGAACGTAGTTAGCCAGTCAGAGTTACAAGAGCAGATTAAACAATTCATAGAGCCTTATGAGCGTGTAGAGATGTGGTCGGACTGCCTAGCCTATGACTGGGTGCTGTTTAATGATATCTTTGGCGGTGCTTTCGAGATACCTGAGAACATATACTATATTCCTTTTGATATTTGCACTTTAATGAAAGTTAAAGGTGTAGACCCAGATATTAATCGAGAAGCCTACGCTGGCTTTGAAGAAGACCAGACTAAGCACAATGCCTTACATGACGCTAGGGTTATCAAAGTTTGCTACGATAAACTTACTGCACTTATCGACATGCAGCGCAATAGCTGTAAACCAAGTTGAGTATGCTAATGCGCCTACTGGGGAAACCGAAAACGCTTATAAACCTTCACCCAGAAACGGGGTTCTGTTGATAATAACCCCTTAATATGGTAGTCTTGAGTTAGTTAAATATCTATTACTTGTCTGGCTTGGGCTAACTGTTTCTTACGACGTTCCCAAGCCTTTTTATCTTGTATAGCACAGTAATCGCAGACCCACTTGAGGCCGCCATCTAAAACGTGTATCATGCCATGCCCGTGTATCCGTCCGTCGCCATTGCAAATTTGGAAAGCACCTTGGGCTTTATTACATTGTTCGCAGTATTTACGCTCTGACATATTGGTTTCCTGTTCCGACTACCACATTGTTAAGGAGCGTTTTAGGCATTTCAGCCTAACAGTAGTATAACAGAGGTGGGCTTGACAGTCAAAAGATTATATGTCAAATACATACAATACCATATTCTCACACCTTAGCGCCCTGCTTGTCAAATAGAGGTACTTGTAATATTTACAATGTTACTTAGGCCAAGGGATATACTTCTTAAGAGATACGAACTGTCTAGGCTCATTAAGGATTTCATACTCAAGGATAAAATTATCAAGTGGTGATTTCATATATAGGGAGGAGTCCAGTTGGGTCAGTTTTCCTTATCATCGATAGTAGCATTCCAGCATTGGTGAAGCAAGAGTTGGTCTGCATTTAGTTTAGCGCCGCAATAAAGGCAAACCCGAAACAACTTAGCCATTTTGGAATTGCCTGAGGTTATTTATTCGTCCGTCCTTGACCATGTGGCACTTCCGGCACAACCACTCCCAGTTTTTCAAGTCTCGAGTATAAGTGTCAGGATTTTTATCATTTCTTATATTAGCCAAATCAAAAGCAGGCCGTATATTACATTGTGGGCATATATCAGGCTTGGGTAGCCTGCTCCATACCCATCTGTGGAGGCCTGCGTATGTTATTTTAGCGTCATGTCCTTTATACATTCCATTATGCTCACCCATTTGGATTTCAGATAGACTGCGTAATTTCACTCCGTCTAGGATAAGATATTTTCTAACAGTCATAGCCCCAACTCTATACTTCTTGGCGATATACTTAGGAGCCATACCTGACTCATACAGTCTTGCCCATTCTGATTTATTGTTTAAAGCAATAGTAGTAGCTCTTTGTGGTTTTCTCATACCCACATTATACCACATCTTACGAATATCTTTTTAGGCATTACCATAAACCTTGTCGTGATACTCTTTAACAGATAAAGAACCCTTTTTAGTATTACAACTCCAGCAACATGGTGCAAGATTAGTAAAAGAGTTACGCAAGCTAGGGTTACGACTGCGAGATATAAGATGGTCAAGAGTGATACGCCCCACACCAGAGTAAGGTTTGCCCCTTATAAGAGGTTTTCCGCAAATATAGCAATAATACAAGCCGTTTTCATCAGGAGGATTATGCTCAAACCATAGATTACGGGTATTCTTCCATGCACTTCCTTGCTTGCCTAAGACTTTTAGCCCTTTTCTAGGCTTATATGGACATCTGAAAGCTGTATGCCAAGTTGATTCGCATACTTTGCAGGGTTTAGCCATTACATCTACACCTAATTGAGCTACGTGGCTTATGTGGCAAGATAGGCCGATGGCAAATGACGCATAGATGTTCGGTACTCACCCCCACCTCACAATCAACCTGATTAACTTATACAAAACATAAATAATAAGCACATTTTTAACAGCCAGTAGCTCATAGAGAAAGGCAGGAAGACAATTAACAGAACCCAAAAGAAAAGCAAGACTCTCACAGATATCCCCCGACTATATTCTGTAAGAAATGAAGTGCCAGCCAGTAGGTAATTATCAAAAGAAGAATAGTACACAGCCAGGGGGTGTAAGATTTAGACCAGAGTTGTCTCATGGCTTTACAATCCTACATTCTGCTATAACACAGCGCTTATCGTGATAGACAAACTCAGCCCAGCCAAATCTCAGTAAGCCTACTATTAAAAATGCGATTACTAACATTATAAATAACTGTTTATTACTCATTCTATTTCAACCTCAGCACACTAATAACACCTTTAAAGAAAACTATGATGTCTCGGTAGAGGTTCATACTTTTTTCTCCATCATCTCAGCAATCCATTCAATAGTTTCCTTTAACTCTTCTGGGATTTTATTTAGCCTATCGCCAACCATGCTGCCTGCGTATTTGTCTGCAATCAACTGGATTTCCTGCATAAAAACTTTGAGCTTATGAGCGTCTTTTATATCGTATTTACCCATCTTGATTCTCCTTATTTATAACAAACATTGCTACTGCCTATGAAAATGTGTATATGATTGCTTCCCTCTTTACGCTGGTCGGTTGGTTTATTCATGTTTAGCCCCACATCTTAAGCAAAAATGAGTATCCCCCGTGATATATCTGCAAAGATATGTGTGCCCAAAAATCTTACCCATAATGCCGATACATTTACCCTGGTCTGGTGGTTGCGGAGTCGTCATTCGTGCAACCTCCCGCACCTATAGCAAAATGGGCTAGCGTCGAAGACCACCTCAGTCCCCCAAGTTGGCCGAGTATAGTTATGACCGATTAGCCAGCAAAGTAAACTCATATCAATAACCTCCTGCTCGATTACGTTGCGTGGCCTTTTCGCCATTAACGGCAGCATTAAGACCTTTTTCGCCGCCTGGTAAGTCAGGGCCAATAACATAATCAACGTAGTCTTTGATGGCGGTCATGATGGAGTTAATAGTTTCAGGGGTAATTATAGTCGTAGGTGTTATTAAGTATACTATCTCTTCCCGTAATTCATCGCTAGTCATGACATTGCCAAAGCCTTACTATAGATCTGCTCTATGCAATGTGGACATTCTGGATTGTAGTCTGGGATGGTAGAGATTATGTATTGGGTAATAGTCATGAAAATATCTCCTTAGCTTGCTTATAGTGGAAGGCGCAGAGGGTATGACTATACACCTTATCTGGACAAAAGAAACGGGTACAGTGTTGTTTACTCATCAGGTTCTCCTGGGTTCATAGCCTTTTCCTCCAATCATTTTCAGCGATGGTCTTTATAGCCGATAAAGTATAAGTAACGGGAATAGCAACTAGAAGCCACCACCATCGGGGGTTGATGTTAATAATTATTTGAGTCATCCTTGCTCCTTTCCAGCCCTTAGTTTTTTAGAATGTACTTTGCATTGTCCACCAAACTGTAAGCAGTCGGAACAATGTGTTGATTGTGGTTGTATATATGCTTTGGTCATGACTGATACCAATAGTATTTAAATACCCCGTTACTAACTCTATGAGCTACTATGCTTTCTCCAGACTGGCGAAGGTCTGTTATTCTTTGATGCCAATTAAGGCATATCTTCGCTAGTTCGTAGTTATAGACTCCGTAGTGGCCGCTTTTCTTTATAAGCTTTAATATCTGAGCTTCTTTGCTTATTGGCTTACGTCTGATTAAAAACATGCTGTTTTCTCCTTTAACCTCGTTCTAATAGTAATTCTAGCTTTTCTTCCGCCACCTTTCTTGGCAAGTAATCTACATTTTTTTCATCTCCGCAAGAACAATATTTAGTAAGAAAGGCCCAAGTACCATGTTTATCAATACTATATTTAGGATTATCTGCTATGACTTTAACTACCTTTATAGAGTCGTAGGAGTGGATATGGAGGGATTTCATAAGTTAGCCTTTCGAGTAACCTTTCAGATGCTTTTTAAGATCACTTGGAGGACACTCTTGATAGTTATAGGTATCACATACGGGTGTCCAGTGTTCATCGTAAGCTGGCCGGGATTTGAATATCAACTTATGTTTAATGCAGATTGGCTGCCATTTACTGAGTCTTGTCTGTACGTAGAATGGTACAGCTTGAGCTGTATGTTGCGTACCGTCATCATCAATAATCTTAACGCCCTCAAACTCGCTGGATATTCTAAAGTGGGTCATCACTCTTCCCTATTTAACTTTTCTGACATGCTTAACAACTCACTAACATGTGCATTAACTGTTTCATAGAACTTAGCGAACTCTTCGTCATTAGTTGGTACACCTTGTATACCTATGAGGATCTTCCAAACGAGGCCCAAGGTAATTGAGTTACTATTGCTGTTTTGCTGTTTTGTTTGCGTGGAGGGTTTACCATCGGGTGTATTAGCTGGAGCGTTTTTTTTATCCCACTTAAATTTAGTAGACTTACCAGACTTGGCCTCTTCTAACCAACCCCAGTATTTTTCTCCAACAATTGGAGGAGTCTTAGTCTGCCACAAAAACGTATCTGCGTCGCCGACAAAACCTACGCTGTAATAAATACCATATTCTTCAGACTGTAAATTTTCATTTATAAAGTCATTAGGTTGAGAATTCTTAACTTCATACCAACCTGACTCTTCTAGTTTAAAATTACCTTCGTTCATTTCTTGTTGCTCCTTATCGCCAAACTCTCCCTAGTTTCAACTTCCGTACCATTTGCCAGCTCTCCAGTCTCTTTTAACATCTGTTTGGCTAGCGTATTGAACTCTGACTTTTTAACTTCAATGTAGAAGTCTGACTCTATATCAGGCGTGTTTTGCAACCATTCTAAAAGTGCTGTTTCATCTTTTATAACTATCGTAGGGGTTTCAGTTAGTGAAGCTGTAAAATCCTGTCCCTTAACAGATTTAAGCCCAGAGTCTTTTAACAAGACTATCAGATCGTATTTCAAGCTTTCTTCCTCGTCCTTAAAGACTTTGTACTGTTTATATAATTCTGCTGATGCCTTTTTGTTCTTACCCAGCTTTTTTAGTAATTCAGATACTTTCATTCTTCCTCCCCTGGATAGCCGTGTAAGTCCGGGTCTCCTTTACCTTTACCAATAATATCTTCCACCGCATCATCAGTCTCCAAACTGCCATGTAACTTATCCCCTAGTACCCTATCAAAAGCATTATTAAATTCTTCTATACACTCCGCAATAGCTGACATAAGATCATGGATAAGTTTCTCTCGCTCTTCCTGGAGTTGTTTAATATCCATAGCGATGCCTCGTCTGTATATGCGCTATTACTATCCGTTTATTGAGGTCTGTAAAATCACATTTAGGAAAGTGGGAGCAGAAGTAGATCATTAGAATCTCCCCAAAATCCACCCCATACTTAAAGCTAGGATAAAACACTCTACCATATTTACTTTATGGTTCTTATGAAGTTGTTTAATGATCTGGGAAGTCGAGGCGTCTTGAAGCAAGAGCTTTGACACGAGTTCCTTATCCATATCTTTCCTTAGTTGAGTTTTCATATACCCTCTTTTCTTTAATGTACTATTGATGACCGAGGAGCCAGCGGTAAGTTCTTAATGGCAATACTGCTGATCGGCTCCCTGACTACCCATTAGTTTTGTTAAATCTTCTAAGTCAGAAAAGGCAGAGGCTCGTGCTATCCTTGGATGCTATCGATATTTGCATGCCCTTGTATTCTGCTTTGGGAGGTACTGTTCCGCTTGGTTCGCAATCCAGCCGAACATGACTGCAGAATACACCCTACGACATGTTTGTGTCAAGTAACTTATCAGTACCTTGTGGATAACTTGGTACTTGCATTATATAGGGCTGGGTGCTACTATAAGGGTATTAAATACAGAAGGATATTCACTAATGAGTAAAGTAGGATTAGGCGATTTAGTAAAAGACGCTATCAACGGCTACGAGGGAGTTGTATTTGGTATTGAACCTGAAAACAACAAAACGTATGTTCATTTTAAGCGCACAACTAAAGATTTATACGGCAATAGATACGGCAACCAAACCAATCGTATCAATATTAAGAATATTGTCGTTTTACGAAAAGCAGAACCCGAAGAAGGTGTGCAGATAACCATACCGTCCACAGTGCCAGAACTAGAAGAACGCTTAAACCGTTTAATGGAATATCTCGGGGTTGAGGAAGTTACTAAACCTCAGTCCATCACAATTAATAAGATAAAGCAGAGTAAGGGTAAGTAATGCCATATAATCCTGGGACACAATCCATTGTCATAGTCAGCAAAAAACACCACGCTATGCTGAAAGAACTAGCTCTAAAAAACCGTAGAACCCTACAGGCCCAACTAGAACTTTTAATCGAGAAAGACTATAAGAAATGATAGCGCATTCGCAAGATACAGAGGACGCTAAAAGTCCTCACACAACCAAGCCGATAACCGAAGAGATGGCTTCTATGTCAGCACACAACGAACGTGAAATATACCGCAAAACTAAAGATGACTACTACTCCCCGCATATCATGGCTGATGCACCGTAGTATTTGGTCTTCAGTTAATAAATCAGCACAGATTTATGCAAATGCTTACGAAACAGTTGAGAAGCACATCATTAAAGAAATGAAGCTCAGAGAAGAGATTAAAAATGCCTAAAGTAACTATATGGATACGCAACGAGGATTACGATAAGTGGAAGGCTATACAGGACAAGCCTGAGTGGTTACATGAGCATTTGAATCTTAAGCCTGGATTGCAGACGGTGTATGCTCTTGAAGATATTAAAAAAGGTCAAGCCGGTTTGGGGTTTTTAACTAAACCTAAGCAAGATATACCAATATATCCTCAAGATGATCCACACCCTGAACCTAAATTAACACCACCAGAGGAGACGTTATGATATATTATCTAGCCGCGCTTATTGGATTAGCAATAGGCCAGTTATTTGTCGGCGATATAGATTTCGACGTATAGTGATATGATAGGGGTATGGCACACCCTGGCGGCAGACCTCTTAAGTTTCAATCTGTTGAAGTAATGCAGAAGCTTATTGATGAATATTTTATAGTTACTCCAATTAGTCAACAAACAATAACCGGTCTAGCTTTAGCCCTTGATACAGATAGAACTACACTTATAAATTATGAAAAAAGAGATGAGTTTTTCGACACAGTAAAAAGAGCTAAGACTAAAATAGAACACGCTTACGAATTATCTCTAAGAGTTAGAGGTTCGGCTGGTGATATATTCGGCCTTAAAAACTTTGGTTGGTCAGATAAGACTGAAACCGACATAACCACTGGCGGTGATAAATTGGGAGTAGGTTTAGATGCTGACCAAGCAGAGCAGCTTATTAGAGCAAGAGCAAACCGCGCAGATATATAGGGAAGCGGCAGTAAATGGGAGCTTTGGCGAGTATTGTATATTAATTGATAAACATTATTCTATGCAATGGTTCCATGCTGAAATAGCACGGCAACTGGAAGCTGGATATCATCGGTTAGAGAACGGCGAGAACGTACGGTTGATGATATTTATGCCACCAAGGCACGGTAAGTCCGACGAAGCTACGCAGAAGTTCCCAAGTTGGGTATTCGGTAAGCGCCCTGAGTGGCCGATTATGGTTAGCAGTTATTCTGATGAGCTGGCTACCGATTTTGGTATGCTTACACGGAATATAATGCAGTCGGACGAATACCACGCCATGTTCGATACTAAACTAAGAAGTGATGCTAAGGCTAAGGGAAAATGGATTACTGATGCTGGTGGTAGTTATACGGCGGTCGGTGTCGGTGGAGCGTTGACTGGACGAGGGTTTAAGATAGGTATTATTGACGATCCTTTTAAGAACCGCGAAGAGGCGGATAGTGGCGTGATACGTGAATCAAGGTATAACTGGTACCGTTCGACATTCTACACCCGGCAAGAGGGGGCTAGTATGATCGTATTTATCCTGACCCGGTGGCACGAGGATGATCTCGCCGGTAGAGTGTTACGTGATACCGAGTTAGCTAAACGTAACGGCGATCCTTATGACGAGTGGGATATTATTAGCTATAAAGCTCTTGCTACCGAGGATGATGAGCATCGTAACGCGGGGGAGGCTTTGTGGCCTAATAAATTCAACAGGGACAAGTTATTAACTATGAAAACCGCTATGGGTAGTTATGAGTTTTCCGCTCTTTATCAACAAAACCCTATTGACGAAGAGAACCGTAAGTTCAAGCAGTCATGGTTCAGGTATAAGCCGTACGAACAATTAGACACTGCTACCACGCATAACGTAATGACGATTGATCCAAGGGGTAAGGATGACGTTAAGGAGGGTAAGGACTTTGTCGGTATCACGGTTAATTTTATAGAAAACCCTAAAAGTGACTATCCTTTATGGAACTTTATGAGTTACCGTGAAAAGCTAAGCGCAACGGGGCTTATCGATCTTATGTTTACCAATTGGCAACGGTATCATCTTAAAGACATTGGCATTGAAGATAACCAGTTTACCCAAGGGCTTATGCCGCTTATTCGTGAGGAAATGCGTAAGCGTGGCGTTTATCTAACTATCACCTTACTTAAAACCGGTGGAACCCAGAAAGAGTTACGTATCGAGACGCTAGTGCCTAGGTATGAGAATGGAGGTATTGTACACTTAACTTATGGCGGTATTAACCAATGTGCCGAATTAGAAGAGGAGCTTAAGTTGTTTCCCAAAGCCGCTAATGATGATGCTAGTGACAGCGCAGCCTATCAGAACCAAATGCCAGATATGTCTGGGCGTGGCGAAGTTGGTGCTGTACCGATGGGCGCTCCCGAACCTGACCAGAACAAAGGTTACTACGCTAATGAAAAAGGTGAACTGGAAGCTTTTCATATAGACATCCCCAAAATGGTTAAAAAGCAAGCCGAAGATGGCAGGGATTGGAGATACAGGTGAGAACCTTTAGACCGAATCCCATGAATTACGTGATGTACCTCCATCACGAATTGTACCCAGACCCGCCGA